CTCGATACCTGCCTGATTGTAGTGGAAGGGTTTGTCAACCATGTCATAACCGCTATATGCCTCTTTACCTGCTTGTTCGCTCTCTTCTATCTCTTTCATTATGTTCATGTAGCTTGTCACCGATTATCTCCGTCTCCGCCTATCTTACCACGTTTGGCACGGTCATTCAATTTAGCAATGTTACCTTGCGCTATGTGTTGCAAGTCATAACCAATGTCACGAGCCAGTGTTGCACAATACCATAGCACATCACCTATCTCGCTTGCAAGTTCTCCCTTCTTGAGTTCGAACCCCTCTTGGTCATAACCGTCACGAACAAACTTCTTTACCTTGTTAGCAACCTCACCAGCTTCCCCAGCAAGACCTAGCGCAGGATAAACTATCTGATGACTGTCAGGGTAGATAGCAGTCTTAACCGCTTGTTTTTGATAGTAGTTTATATTCCACTGGTCTCTCATTGCTTCTCTCCAAAGTCTACCTTAACTATGTTGTCCTCACGGGCAACCACCTTATCTATAATCTTGTCAATTTTTTCGCTGCTCGATTCTTTCTTAAACGAGTTTGCCATAGCTACAAAACTTAGTCGAGCCATGCCAGCATCCCACACACGGTCAAAATCATTCTCCATCATCTCTATCATACCTGATAAAATTACCATACCAGCAGGCACACTTTCTAAATCAACTGTGTCACCCTTCGTGGTGTCATAAGCTGTCATTGAGAAAGAGTCCTCATCCTCATAGTTAAGAATGAGATAGTATCTGTTTGGGAGCAAACTGGCTCGTTCTACCTGATTCTTTGTATCATCCATCTTTCAACCACTCCTCTGGGATTGTTTTCTCTGCCCACACAAAGTTATGCTTAGTTGCCCAAGCAGCATAGGTGGTTTTACTACCCCTGTAAATTTTGTTTTTCGCGTTGAGGAACACAAACCGGATATCGAGGTCTGGGTGTTGCTGCTTAATAAGCAACATCTTAACACGGTCCCCCTTATCTAGGTGACCTTTAGCTTCTATATATAATTCTTTATGAGGGATATAGAAGTCAGGTGTATAATTACGGGGCTTTGGTATATACGTTAATTTCTTCGATTCGTATTCGAATGTAACGCCTTTTTCTGCAAGGGCTTTGGCTATGTTAATTTCGAACATAGACCGATATCTTGTGTTTCTCATAATTCTAGCAGGGGAAATGATGTTTTCGCCAGACTTAGCCTTTTTAAGAGATACTGTTCTACTTTTGGTGTATGCTTTTCTAGGTAGTTTAGTTCTTCGCTTAACAGCATTGTCGGTAGACATACAGTAACGCCCATCCTCAAGTTGTAGTTAATTTGTTGAAATTCTTCTTCAATACGAACTATATCCCTAGCTTCTGTGTCGGAAACAAGATAGCCAGTGTCGCTATAGTTATTGCGTAGGGTAAGGGGCAGCGATGTTTCTAATCCGCGAACATGCACGGTTGCTGGGTCACCGCCCCTCTCCTCATGTGATTCCACATAAACACACCGCAAAGCTGGATTCATAGTCAGCAACTTTCGTGGATATGTCTCTGTGTATAGAAGGGGCATCAGATGCTCCTGTTGACTATCTTGGTGTACCAAGCTTTTGGTGGGAACTTAGCCTTAGATGTAATCTTATCGTGGTACTCTGCTTTCTTCCAGCAGTGTTCCTTGAACGAACAGAAGGTGCAGGTCTTCGGCATCAGTTTGTTACCTGTGTAAATCTTCTCGCCTTTAACGGTGTAAGATTCGTCAACTGCTTCAAAAGGTATCTTGAACTTATCATCCTTGAGAAGGCTCTCCACGCGGCTCCTAGCGTCAGCAATATACGTTTTACGGTCACTTTCTTGGTCAGCAGGTGCTTCGACAAAATCCCACTCACCAGTTGACTTATTGATAGCTATCCAACCACCGAACGGCATGTCCTGTGACTCTGAATATAGAAAGCCTTGCATAATGTAACCAAAGGGGTCATCCTCTTTGATTACCTCATAGCCGCCACGATTAGAAAACTTATTGTCAAAAGACCACGGACTAGTTGACTTGACATCCCACACTTTGTCCTGACCATCGTTTAAGATGATGTCCAAAGTTCCTTTAACATTTGTGTCACCTAGTTTTAAATTACACTCTCGCTGGGTATCAACGACGGTAACTCCTGCAGCTTTCATAACGAACACCGCAATCGCTTCAACAAGGTCACCCATAAGAAAGCGCATAATATCGTTATATGCAACCTCTTGGGTATGACCCCGCTTTTCCATCTTCTGTTGACATAGAGGACGGCCTAAACCCGACATACGAATACGGTAGCCACCACGAGATGATAACTGTTTTCGTAAGGAAGCTTTACAATCTTCCCCAAACTGCTCTATCAAATCGTCAAAGCGGGAAGAGTCAATCTCCCCCCGCCCTGCTTTCTTCAAGAAGTCCTGTACTTCTAGAAGGGCTATCATCCCGCTAACCGATTAGCAAGGTCGATATCTTCGTCAGGCATAATCTGCTTACGAGCCTCTTTATGCTCAGAGTAAAGCTTTGCATTAGATGCTGCAACCGTATCAAGGAACTTTTGGCATAGAGCCTTACGCTCTGGAGTTAAAGGCACTTCCTTTACAAGAGACGGTTGTGGAACCCAATAAGTAACACCGCCGTTAGCCATACGCTTAGTCCTTAATTCAACAAGTGCAGTTGGTAGCGGTATTTTATTACCAAGCTTCTGTTGAATAAAGTCATTTATAGGACGGAACCCAGAACGCTTAAAGTAACCCACAAAAGGTAGATTCTCTACAGGAGAAGCTTCCCCTGCAGCGTTGACGGCATCAGCCATATCAAGCTGACCATAAACAATTAAGTTACAGGTTACAGACTTACTCAACAGAAGACGAGGGTCGTCATCATCGAGACCATCTTCCTCTTTACGGGTAAGTCTACCACATTTCATCCCACCAGCGTTATCTTCGAAAGGTTCAGTCATTTTCTTACGCTGCATCGAACGACAGGTAAACATCTGCTCCTCTTGGTCATAAACACTATACTCATAGGTACGGACCATAGGGTTAATAATCACAGAGTCAGCAAATACATTTTCTGTGCCATTCCATACTTTCCAAGTACCCCGTTTTAAAGTATGACCATCTTCCGTATCGGCATCGTAATTAATACGAAGGATGGTTGGGCCAGACTGCTTGGATTCGGATATACCATCCTGACCCAAAGCAGCAAGCAAAGCAGATTTATCGTCAGTTATACTTACAGCAAATTCGTTTTCTAAGTTACCCATGACATTCTCCATTGGGCTAAAGTTAATGTAAAATGATTATACCTCGAAGACGGCTTCCAAGTCAAGCCAGTTTTTTCCTATTTTTAATTCTATTCCGACGGGCATACTGTACTCCTTGTTATATCTACGTTTTGTTTCCTGCGGCAAACACAACATAGCGTTTGACATAACTTGAACACACTGGTCTTCTTCACCGGGATAGACATCAATCACAATTGAATCGTGTACTGTGTTGCAGATGACAGACCGCATGTCCTTCATGTCGTGGTATAGTTTGATAAGAGCCATAGGCAATAGGTCTGCGGTGGCAAAGCCCTGTACAGGATAGTTGCAAATAGCTGTGCGATTAGTGGCTGTACCCCACTCAGTCCATCTAGCACCCGGAAAAGCATACTGTCTACCAGATGGCAGGGTAATCTCTTTCTTAGTTACCGCATCCTTTTGCAAAGATTTATGCCATTCGGTAACGCCGCGATACTTTTCCTTAAACGCTCTGTAGTAGCGTTGCTGGTCATCTGTACCGCTAACACCCCCATAAAGTGGTTTGAAGGTGTGTGCCTTCGCTTCCTGTCTTGTACAGCCTATCACACTAGCAGTGTAGCTATGAACATCTGTACCAGCTTCTACATCTGTTAGGATGCCGTCATCGTTAGCAAGATAGCCAGCAACCCTGAACTCTAGTTGACTGTAGTCACCTTCTAGTATCTGTCCACCCTCGAACCTGCTTTCTACTGCCCTGCGAATTGCAAAGGTAGAACCACGAGGCATGTTCTGGAAGTTTGGATTGCGAGAAGACAGACGGCCTGTTGCCGTAACGCATTGCATGAACTCTGTGTGGATAAAGCCGTTGCTATCCATGTTGTTCTCCATCCCCTCAACAAAGGAACGCAGGTAGGTTCGCAGGGCAGAGTACCGTATGTATGACTGTGCAAACTCACGAGCATCACCCCGCAAGGACAGTGACATATCTTCTAGCGTCTCCTTGTCAGTCTTAAAACCACCCGCCGCAACATCAAATACGTCACGAGGAACCATCTTAAAACCTGCAACCTCACCCGTACTCTCATAAACCACACCTTTACCCGAACACGTTCGACATATTCTAACAGCTTTTCCAACGCTTCCATCCTTTCTCAATGGGTTGTATCTACCCTTACCTCCACAGTTCGAACACTGTGAACCTATAGTTTTGTAAACCACATCAGTCTCTCGCAACACATTTCCCTTGAAAGCTGCGCGGGACATACGATTACGCATCTTAGGTTTTTTAGTTGCGCCACGAACTTCGTGACCAAGGTTAAATATCTCAGCCCACGTTTTCTTATCAACAACCTTACAAGAGTACATCAGCATAGACCTGTCGTCTGGGCTGTCAAGATTGACGGGGGTATCCCCCATAGCATATTGGGCTAGTTCGTTTAGTCTGCGTTCTAGCTGAAACAGTTCTTGTTCGTATTCTTCTCGAATCTCAGCTAGGGTTGTTTTGTTTATCTTAATGCCGTTCTGCTCAATGTGAGCCAGAACATTTGTCATCTCAAGCGACAACTTCAGTGTTGGTATCAGGGTCATTAAATAGTTCCTCAAACGATGAGCCAAAGGCTTTGAGTTGTTCTAGTGCTACTTCTTCTGTAGCCATTACATCTGCAATTCCGTACTCTACTATAATGTTCCACGGGATGTCAAAGAATGTTTTGCCTTCCTTAAAGTAAGGCGTAATAAGGTCTTTCTCTTTTTGTACACCACCATACTTCTTAGCGACGGCAGCAAGACTAAGAGGCCAGCGTCTGGCTTTAGCAAGTATATACTCAGCAACCATCGTATCATACACATGCCCCTCATACTTAAAGTTGCACTCGCGTATCCACGATAAGTCAAACTTAATATTGTGACCTACAACTACATCGGCAAGGTTCAGGGCATCTTGGAATATATTAAAGCCATCCTTGCTAGGTTGCTGGGTGCTGTGGTCAAAGCAAAGGTAGTGTACCTGTTCAATGCCCAGCCACTTGTAGCCCACAGAGACAAGTGTGTTACCGAAGTACGGCAGAGGTGTAGATGAACCATTAGGTTTCTCTTTGTGAGTAGTTTCTACGTCAAACGTCAGGACTCTCATCAGTCTCTTCCTTTACAAACAATTCATGCGGGATAGCATCCCACTCATCTCTTCTCATGCGGAACTTAATCCATTCAACAGGTACACAGATTCGCACCCACTTTCTACCTACAACAGCCCAAACTAACCGTGTACCAGAGCGAGGCCATTTAACATTGTACAAATCTACCTTATACAGTTTTGCTGTTGCCCACGTTGCCTCTTTTGGTCTGGGTGTT